AAGGCAATTATGCCCTCGTCGTGGTTGACTCCTTGCCGACGCAGCATCTTGAGGAAGTTAAAGAAAAATTCGGCAGCGGCGACGAGATACTTGCTGCCGGGTGGTTCCGCGAGAACTACGAGCGCGACCAGAAAGCAGTGGTATGGTTCAACGACCGGGAGAAATGTCCTATAGAATTCAAGGACGAGAAAAAACGGCGCCAATGGGTGGAAGAGTGTGTGGTCAATGCCAGTGTCCTGAACTGCTGCATCCGGCTCCACAGCCGGGCGAGTGACTTTCAACGGATACTCGGCAACACATACCAGTGGGAGAAGATGGCAAAGGCTGTCGAGAGCTTGCGGGAACAGTTCGGTCACACATTGCCGACCTCTATGTTCCGCTTCCGCAAGAAGGTGGTCGAATATAAGCGCGACAGCTACGCCAGTCTTATCAGTGGCAAGTTCGGCAATCAGACCGCACGGAGGATGACCCACCGCGAGGAGCAGGTGATACTCGGCATCGCCTGTCTTGAGAACCAACCGTACAATACGACGGTCCGGGAAATGTATATCATGTTCCTCACCGGTGAACTTGAGGTGT